TTTCATGGAATGGAACTTTTGAGTTCAGAGGTTCGCACGGATTTTTTGATGAATACGTAGACCATTTTATGGAAATTAAAAAGAATAGCACTGGCGGCTTGCGCCAAATTGCAAAACTACACCTTAATAGTCTTTATGGAAAGTTTGCTACGAATCCCGACATTACAGGCAAGCACCCCGTCTTGAAAGATAATCGAGTCTCATTAGAAATGAATGAAATGGAAACGCGAGATCCTGTATATACACCAATGGGCGTGTTTATCACAGCACACGCTCGAAGCAAGACGATAAATGCAGCTCAAGATAACTACGAAACTTTCGCTTACGCAGATACCGATTCATTACACCTTGTGGGACCAACTACACCGCCGGACACATTATGGGTCGACCCTGTTGAGCTGGGCGCATGGAAGCATGAGGGAAATTTCACAAAATCTGTTTACATTCGAGCAAAGCAGTATGCAGAAGAAATTGATGGTAAACTAGACGTACACATTGCGGGAATGCCCCGCTCAGTGGCCGCCACATTATCGTTGGACGATATGTTGACGGGAGGCCAGTGGGGTGGTAAACTTATTCCCACAAGGGTTCCTGGAGGCGTAGTTCTCAAGGATACTACGTTCACACTCAAAGTTTGAAAGGCTGGATTTATCATGGCTCGACCCGTTAGCGACAAGACAACCGTTAAGTTCCGTCTCCCCAAGGCTCTCATCTCCGATATCGATGAGCAGCACTGGATTGAGCGTCGCCCTGCGGACGACATTGTTCGTGACGCTCTCATTGACTATCTCGCTCGAAAGGCTCCCAAGCCAGCAAAGTGACTGCGAACCCGTGTGGGATGCAATCCGGTGATAAGGACCCGCACGGAACGGCCCGCAAGTCTTTGTAGCACTGGCTGACATTGGGTGAAAATGGTAGGCTAGGAACGCAAGTTCCTAGCCTACCTTACTATTAGGAGAAGAAATGGGAAAGGCCGACAAGTATAAGGGGACAGGAAATGTTGCTGAGGACGCCAAGCGAACTCAGGAACAGACCAAAAAGAATCTTGAGAGTAAGCCGGATAAATCACGAGTTCCGGTAACGGGCGTTACTGGCGACAAACTTGCCGACCCGAAGTATCAGCAGGAGCGCGCCCAGCAGATGAACCGGGACACAGCACATCTTTCACCTGAGCAGAAGAAGGAGGCTGGCCTGCCTGAGTCACATGTTTATGATCCGGGCGACTCCGATGGTGATAACAAGGCGGTATCCCCGTCTGACCGGAACATGACTGGCGGCGACCCTAATCCGGTTAAGGATGAGGATCCTTTTAAGGACACAAAGGCGGCCTGGGATCACCTGGCGAGCGTTTTCGGGGACAAGATCACTGCTCTTCAGGGTGAACTTGAGGGCCGGCTCTCGGGGATGTTGACTCCCACCGATCGGGAGACAGGTAACCCGTTTGCGGGTGACGATGTTCCTTCCAGCAAGGAGATGACCGCAGATGACGTCAAGGCGGCCGTGGCGTCGACGGCGGACGACGCTAAGGCTGTGGCTAAGGGTATTGGTGAGGTCGGAGGGGCCGCCGCCAATCTTGCGGGCACCGCCTTGAAGGATGCGGGTAGTGCTACAATTAAGGAAATGGGGATCGACACGGACGCTGTAAAGAGTACTGGAAAGACTCTTGCCGGGCTTTCAGGTCTTTTCTCATCCGGGGATAATCCCGACTCATCCGTTCCTGATGGGAACTGGAAGCCTAAGTCAATTTCAGATCTATTCACGAGGAAGTAATTATGCCCCGCTTGCGAGATGACGTCTCAAACGTCGATATGCTTAATGCGATTCGTTCGGATGCGCGTAGGGACTATCAGGAGATGGTTCCGGAGGCCACTAAGGCCAACATTCAGGAAACCATTCAGGGAATCATGTCTGACAATATTTCTCGAAACGAGTTCATGTCAGCACTGATTAACCGGATCGGGTCCACGGTTGTGCGCGACATTTCATGGCGCAACCCTCTCGCCATCTTCAAGGACGGTATGATGAATTTCGGTGACACCATCGAAGAGGTGCACATGGACTTCATCAAGCCCACTATCTATGATGAGAATCGCGACTACCTGGAGAAGGACGTATTCGGCCAGGCACGGCCACCGGCCTACAGCGCCTTCCACACGATTAACCGCAAGGAAAAGTTCAAGGTCACCTTCAACCGAGACGTTCTCCGTCGCGCCTTCCTGAGCGACACGGGGCTGTCTGAGATGCTGTCTCAGACTATGAGTGTCGCCGCGTCCTCGGATGAGTGGGCCGAGTTCCTGACCATCTGCTCCCTGTTCAGGACCTACGACGAGAAGCACGGCTTCCATCGCATTCAGATCCCCGACCTGAATGTCTTTGACGCAGACAAGACGCACACCGACGCAGCTCTTAAGGCGCTCCGCGTGGCTGCGGACAAGATGCGTTATCCGACTCCTAAATACAATGCGGCGGCGGTCCACTCGTTCGCTCGCCCCGAGAATCTTGTTCTCATTGCGACGCCCGAGTTCAAGGCCAACGTCGACGTCACCTCACTGTCCGCTGCGTTCAACCGCCAGGACGCGGAGGCTCCGTCGCACATCATCACCGTTCCAAATGAGGCTCTTGGGCTCAAGGACGTCAGCGCGATCCTGACCACTCGTGAGTTCTTGCTGATTAAGGACGTTCTCCTGGAGAACCGTTCCATTCAGAACCCTGAGGGTCTTTATGACAACTACTGGCTGCACCACTGGTCTCTGATTTCTGCCTCTCCTTTTACTCCCGCGATTGCGTTTGGGACGAAGGAGAGCACGAGTATCGTTGTTCCGGCTAATGAGACGAACGCTGAGATTGACACTATTCAGGTGCTCAATCAGGACGGCACTCACAGTAGTGTGATGAAGCCGGGCTCCGTCCGGCAGGCGAAGATCGTCTGGAAGACCCCGCCCGCGAATAAGGGATACGCCACTGACTGGTACATCAAGAATATGAGCAGTAAGGCCACGAAGGTTTCTAACGACGGTGTCCTGACCATCGGGCCCGATGAGAAGAACGGGTATCCGACGATCGGGGTCATTGTTGATACGAAGTCCGCCCCCGACGGCGCTAAGCCCGTCAAGAAGGAGATTTCAATCCAGATTCAGGCATGATATACTGAGTCAGTAACCGCCCCCCACTATCCCCCGGGATGGTGGGGGGCTTTACTTACAATGGAGGAGATATGACACAGATTTATGGTGACCCGCCAGAGACTACTGCGGGACTGTCGTTTGATTACTCGGTGTGGTCAGCGGGGTCTGTTATCACTATGTGCAATGTCCCTTTTGATAACACTTATCGCGACATTATTGACTGGGATGCCTACGGATGGACACCATATCAATATGTCAAGTCATTCAACAAGGTCAACAAGGTTGAGATAAGTCAGTTGACCTATCTTGCTCAGGGTAAACCGATTCGAATTCCCACGCCTTTCACTAGGGCGAATCAGTACAACTATGTAATGGTTGAGAATCCTGGTCGTCCGATTGACTCGAAGAACTTTGAGGGCTACACACCTCATGCATTCTTCTACTTCATTACTAGCGTGGATTACGTGGCACCCAACACTACCCAACTAACTCTCCAACTCGACGTCTGGTCGACATACTATCAGCGCATCAAGTTTGGTCGTTGCTATCTTGAGCGCGGCCACATGGGGATAGCCGCCATCGATAGTTTCAACGACAACGGTCGCGAATGGCTCGCTCAGCCCGAGGGGCTTGACGTTGGGGGCGAGCATCAAGTTATTCGCTCATACCGACGCATGATTGCCGACGTCTTTAACGGTGATTATGACGTCGTTATTACCAGCACTATTGACCTTGCAGCAGAGTGGGGGAACCTTTCGAGCCCGCGATTCAAGATGGCTAACGGGTCAAAGGCTGAAGGCCTTCCCAATTCAGCCAGCGTGTGGGTAACGTCGCGCAACGACTATCTTGAGGGACTTTCTGCACTCTCTGCATACCCGTGGGTCGCCCAGGGTATTGGTTCTGTGACTATTGTGCCGAAGGGCGTGGTGTCCAAGAATCCTGCAAACGCGACGCGAATTGGGAGTGTTAGTTGGTACAAGGTCGGTACTGGCGACGTTTATGTCAATCGCGCTTTTCCGTTGACTAATCATGACTTCCGAAAGGAGGTTATGAGCATGCTGCCGAAGGCATATCAAGAACTTCGCAAGTTCATGACCGCACCCTACTGCATCCTTGAACTCACAACCTACACGGGAAATCCTGTGGAACTTCGCCCAGAGTCGCTTATGACTACGGGTATCGGACTCCTGCAGTATGGGCATGTTGTTCCACCTAACCCACAATTAATGTTCACAGTCAAGGACTACAACAACAAATGGGCCTCTAAGCGCCTTGTGGGTCCAAGCACTCATGAGGAGGATGAGTATGGTGAGGAGTGGGATCTGGTTACCGGATACACTTCACTCCCCACATTCTCAGTGCTCAACAACTCGGGACTCAATAATCTGGCCTCGAATGCACACACGATTGCTGCACAGATCAATTCTGCTAAGTGGCAGCAGCGTCGTGCTCAGCGCAGTGCCGTGGCGTCTCGCGACATTGCTAACGCAGGTATTGCTGCAACCCAGGCCGGTGCTGAGAACACGATGTGGGGTAACTCTGCAATGGCCGACTCACAGTCCCGTTACAATAACATGCGGGCTACCGTCCAGGCTGTGCAGGGCGGAATGACGGCTCTCGGAGGCGCCATTGGGCTTAATGGGCAGGCTGTGGGCGCAGGCATTGGTCAGGCGGCCACAGCGGGGATTAGCGCGATGATCCAGAACTCGCAGGCGCAGTCGACGGCGAACATCCAGAATCAACTGACCAGTGGCGCCTCACAGATCTCTCAGACGCAGCAGCGCGCGGTTCGGGACACGAACTACGACCTTGCACAGTTCGCCGCTAACGGCGACTACGAGGCGGCAATCGCCAGTATCAACGGGCAGCAGCAGGACATGCAGGTCATCCCGCCCGCCGTTATCGGACAGACGGCAGGCACGGTGGCTGCGATGGTGTCCAATGGGCTGGTGATCGACTGTCGCGTGCGCCTGCTCTCCGACGCGGCCATTCGTCGCGTCGGTGACTACTGGCTGCGCTACGGGTACGCGATGAACACGTGGATCAAGATGCCAAGCCGTCTTTCCTTGATGAGCGAGTTCACGTACTGGAAACTGGCCGAGTGCTATTTGGAGCGGGCAGATATCCCTGAGACCTTCAAGGGGACCGTGCGGGGCATCTTTGAAAAAGGCGTGACCTTGTGGCGCTCACCCCAGCGCATTGGTACAATCAATATCAGGAACAATCGGATCGACAAGACGAATCAGGTGAGTTTGATTGCCTAAAAGAGACTACGTTAAGAATACTGTCTATCGTGAGGTGATGGCCGCAAAGCCATCCACATCTGAGAATCGCCAGGCGGCGCTGGAGTATATGTACAGACGCCAATTGATGGGAAAGTGCATTTCTAGGTTCACCTGGGAGGGACTGCCCAACGGAATTGATCCGCGTTTCATTGAGACAACGATCTTCAATAATGGGTACAGTGTATTTTACTACGACTCGTTCTTTGAGATGTTCATGGCAATGCCTGCAACAATCTCTGGTCCCCTGGATATCCAGGATAATCCTACTGGCTATCGGGTGACGCGAAATGGAGTCTACTCGCGCGACGTGCCCGCCAGTGAGTCCGTCTGTATCTGGGGAAACCAGATTAGAGTGCCCGAGATTGATGTCGTGCTATCCTACGCCGCGCGCCTCGCCCAAATTGATCGCACTATCGAGATTGATCTATTAAACGAGCGTAACCCCATGATCGTTGCCTGCTCTCAAGATCAACGACTCACGGTTCAGAATTTAATATCCAAGATTTACGATGGTGAACCCGTGGTTTGGGGGACCGAAAATTTGGCTGTTGACAACCTGGCCAGCATGATTGGTGTCTTCCCGTTGAACCAGAATGCTGGAGCGGGCGCTGTCTCCAGCATCAAGCACATGGAGTCTAAGGCCAAGATCTGGGGTGAGGCTCTGACAATGCTCGGGATCATGAATGTGAACAGTGAGAAGCGCGAGCGCATGGTTGTCGAGGAGGCGGCGGGAAACTCTGGACAGGTCCTGGCATCGCGTGAGTCATTCATGAAGCCCCGCCAACTTGCGTGCGAGCAGATCAACGAGAAATTCGGGTTACAGGTCTCGTGCGAATGGGCGGTCGACGACAATGCCGCCCCGAACATGGAGGACTACCTAGCCGTGCAGAACCTGACCACCTACGAAACAGAAGGAGAGGAGTAATGCCCGCACAGTTCACAATGCGCCTTAAGGACGTTGTTAAGGTAACCGGAGACCACATTGGCCTTGACGATTACCCCATTTTTAACGAGGACTACCGCAAGATCTTGAACGATCGTATTAAGCGTGAGTACTGGCTCCAAGAAATTGCACACGAGACACCAGATATCTTCATTTGGCGACTCAAACTGAAGATGGAACGCATCATGCCTCGATACAATCGAATGTATGAGGCAGAACTGCTCAACAATGACCCTCTTGACGGAGGGCGCCGCGTCAACGAGACGTCCCAGGATGGTCGGTCGCAGAACAGTGGGACGAACCGGCAGGACAGCAACGGGTCCGGCACTACCAACTCCACGGGCCGCACGGTGGGGTCCGACACCCCTCAGAGCCGTCTAGCAGGAGACGGGGACTATGCGACGTCTATCAGTGACGCGTCCACCAAGGGCAAGAGCACGAATACAACAACATCGACGTCGAGCAGTACCGGAACCAACGACTACCGGAACAATCAGCACTCCCTTTCCACGGGATACAATATGGGTAAGGGGGAGCAGATCGCTCGCTACCGAAACACTCTCGTGAATGTGGATGACTTTGTTATTGCAGAACTGTCCGACCTGTTTATGGGTATCTGGGACAATGCCCAGCCTCGCACTCGCCACTACCTCAACTATGGAATGTACTAGGAGTAAAAATGCCTATCGCTGATAAGTCTCGCCGTTGGCTACAGATTTATAGGAGAATGGAGGAGGCCAACTACCTCATCAACACTGTCAACATTAATAACGTGACACCGTTTACCTACGGGGACGGACTCACTTACTATGAAGTTCTCTCCAAGTTGCGTGAGGTCATCTCTGACATTGTTGAGTACGTCAACGAGTTCGGAGAGGAAGAGAAGCGTCTGGTCGCCGAGTTCAACGAAAAGGTAAAGGAGTTTGTAGCCTCCAATCGCGACGTATTCGAAACGCAGCAGACCTCGTTCAAGAATGCCCTGAAAGAACTCGACAAGCAGACCGACGCATTCCTGAAGTCCCTCCTGGTAGAGAAATTCGAGAAGCACCCTTCAGGCAAATTCTTCACCACGACCGCCAAGGACGGGTCGCAAATTGCCGTCGCCAGCAGTCAGGGAATGCAGGAAGTCCTGGATGAATTGACGACGGTCCGCTCATCGGTTAACAGCAACAAAGCGAACGCTGACCGTCGACTGAACGACCTTGAGTCCAACAGCATTGTAAACAGGGTGAGCAAGTATCCTCACACGCTTATCCTCGGTTCGTCCAACGCGATCCTTACTGGGTACGCCAACGGGACGTGGGATGACTGGTGCAGGAGCAAGGGGGAGATTCCCCACAACTATGCATCAAACGGCGGTGGATTCACCTCAAACGATGACAACAACTTTCTTACCATGCTCAATAATGCTGCGACCCAGATTAGTGAGTTTCAGCGAGTCCTGACGGGGCGCTGCTACATCATCGACCTCATCTACGATATCCGAACCGGACGTGACATCAGCCAGCCATTTGAGCGCTTCATGCAGAAACTGAAGGAAGCGTTCCCGAACTGTAAGGACATTATTGTTCTGCCCGCACTCTATAACGAGTGCGACGCAAACAATGACTTCAACATCGCCCGCCGTTGCGCCTCAACAACGAATGCGATCAAGAGACTTGCCACCCCGCACGGTGCTGTAGTCTGCGAAGGATCTCGCTCGTGGTTCCACAACGGACAGGAAGCCAAGTTCTTCACGCCCGACATGAACGTCCACTTCACTCCAGCAGGCTACAAGTACGCTCAACAGCAATTCGACGCATGGCTTCGGGGTGGCTCGGGCTGGGTCAATTACGGTTGGGAGGACATTACAGGACTCGCAAATCTCAACAATGTGCGACAGAACAATTTCCTCTACGCCGTCTGCCGAAGAGAGCGCGACGACGTTACCATCCACGCAACATTCGAGGTCGGTAGCGTCACGAACGGTGAGGTCCTGTTCAGGCTTCCCGCCTGGGCTCGCCCGTACACGAACTTTTACGTGACGATGTGGCAGGACTCCACGGCATTCCGGGGAAATGTCAACCACAATGGGAATGTCATCGCCCTGAAGGACATCCCCGCAGGAACCCGGCTAGCAATTGACGCGTCGTATTCCATCTTCTAACGAGCACGCCTGCCCCCATGGTAAAATGGGGGCAGACGTCTATCTAGGAGGATAAATGGCCTGGGATGAGACCATGCGAAAAGTGTGGGTCAAGGCGATCGGCACTGTCGAGTCGTCTATGAACTATGCCGCAATCAACTACAGTGACCCAATCACAGTGGGAATTGGGCAGTGGTATGGGACTCGCGCTGCGGCGCTAATCAATAAGATGAAAAATGTTGACTCCGCGGGATATGGCGCTCTGCCACAAGACTTCCGAAACGTCATGAACGCACACAATGAGAGTGATGCGTTCTGGAATACCTACTACCTACCCAGAAACTTCGGCGACGCGCTCAAGCCGTTCCTACTTAATAACCGTAACATCCAGGATGACCAACTAATTTTCGACGCCAACAGTACATACAGAAACATGGCGCTCAAGTACGGAATCAACCCCGATACTAACACCGAGACATTCATCCTGTGGGCCGTCGCCTACCACCAGTCCCCACAGCGGGCGATGCGAGTCGCAAATCGCGTTGGTGGAACAAATCTCGATGGAATGAAGTCCGCCATCCTCTCAGACGCCGTGCTAGGTGTGTACAGCACCCGCTACAACACCGCATACAACATCATCAAGTCAAAAGACACCAGCGGCGTCGGCAGCAGTGGATCCAGCAGCACTACCACACCTGATGGCAATGGTGGTAGGGCATCACAGTCCAACTTCGCCAGCCTTTCTGTTGGTCCCGGCGTTGGATACCTACTACTCGACAACTCAAACCTGGTATGGCTACGCACACGCTTCGGAACCTCAGTAGGAACCCCCGTGGGCATCAATCTCTGGAAAATGGATATGGGCAATTCCGAAGCCAAGGTCCAGGAGATCGTCTCAGGCGCATGGAACAACGCCCACGCGCTCGGATTCAACGAGGGAAGCGCAGCTGCGCCCAACCCCGGCGGCGGCAACCCCGGTGGAGGCGGCGACGGATCCAAGGGAGCGAAGGCGCTGAAGTGGATGATGTCACGCATCGGGAAATTCGGGTACCGCCAGGCGCCCGGCCGCCTAGACCCCGACAACTCGGGCTTCGGCGACTGCTCATCCACGATCTACAGGGCCTACAAGGACACGTCAGGGACATTCGTAGGCACGTGGACGGGCGACCAGTACAACCGTGGAAGAGAGGTCATGCCCCGCGGTAGCGGTGCCATGACGGCCGCACAGCGCGCCATGCTGAGACCCGGCGACATGATCGTCATGGCTTGGCGGTCAACGGGATCCTACTATCCCGAAACCGATCACGTGGAAATGGTTGTGGACTCTAATCGCTTGATTGGGCATGGTGGAAACCCTTATTATGGACCTGTAATTACAAACATCGATCGCCTTGCCGGCACTCGGTGGTGGACGGTAAGGAGACACGATTGAAAAAGAAATTCAGTTACTATTCGTTCTCGAAGGTGCTCTCATACGCGGGCGTCTTCAACATGATTATGGGTGCTC